GGTCAGCGTGCAACAGCTCGGATTGCGCATACTGAGACCAATTTTTATAATGGCTCCCGGTGCTTCGCCATGGGCCTGTTAAGTCAACGCGAATTTGCCGCCAAGGTAGGTCTATCCCCAGCATCAATTCGTAAGGCTGAAAAAACCGGCAAGGTTATCCGTGGCGCTGACAGTAAGTACGATACGAACAATCCGATCAATCGTCGTTATCTGCGCATGGACCACGGCTACTCACGGGCTGCGAAAATGGGCATCGAGTTAAAAGCTATACGCACCACGGGAGGGAACGGGCAAAAAAAAGATTATGATAAATCGGATTTGGCGGAGCTCCGGCGTAAACGCAGTGCAGATCGGAGACTGAGCGAAAGGAAGGCGGACAACGAAACTATAAAACTGGCCAGGCACCTTGACCTGCTCGTGGAAAAAAAATATGTAGCTCAGAAATTTGCAGCGCTCGGGGCGGAAATAAACGCCCGCCTTCTGGACCTACCTTCTCGCATCGGTCCGCATTTATGGGCGAGTGCGAAAGAGGGAACACAAAGCGATTTGATAAAAATATTGGAAGACGATATTATTAAAGCGATAAAGGAGATTAAAAATGCGGCAATCAGGATTGCTCGATAGGGTCACAAAAGACTTGGAAAAAATAATCAGGCCCAAGCGCCGACAAATGAAAAAGAGCGTCGATGATATGATCCGAACTTTCATCCCAGATCAGTTGAACCGGATGAGCGTGCCGGAATGGGCGGAGAAAAAGGTTATCTTGCCACGGGCGCTTACGCCGATCCCCGGACCTTTTAGCTGGAGTAACGCGCCGTACTTCAGGGAGGTTTCGGATTGTCTCAGCGAATCGAGCCCGATACAAAAAATCGTGGTAATGAAAGGCTCGCGTGTCGGGGCAACGGTAAGCATCGGCGATCCATGGCTCGGATACATCATCGATTGTGCGCCCGGACCGACTATGTTCATATCGGCCGATAAAGGATCGACAGAGACGCAGGTAGAAATAAGGCTTGATCGTCTCATAGTAAACGCCGGGCTGCAGGATAAGATTTTTGCCCAAACCGAAAAGGCGCACAATAAAAAAACGGGCGATACGAAATCGAAGAAGGAATTCCCCGGCGGGTTTCTATTGGCCCTCGGGCCGAATGTTGCTTCCAAATTGCGCAGTTTCGGCGTGCGCTATATTTTTTTCGACGAGGTGGATGCTTACAAAATGGAGATCAAGTCTGAAGGCGATCCGATAGCTCTGGCAGAGAAACGGACAAATGAATACGAGCGGATCCGCAAGTTGCTCTATCTGTCGACTCCGACTATTAAGCAGACCAGCCGGATCGAACCCCTCTTCCTTGCGGGCGATAGGCGGTATTACCATGTGCCGTGTAAACACTGCGGCGAGATGCAGCGGCTTGTCTGGAAAAACGAGGAAGGAGAATATCGATTACGATTTGAGGTAAACGAGGAAGGGGCGCTGAAATTTGATACCGATAAGCATGGTCAGCCGATCCCCCATACCGGCCATGTCTGGTATGAATGCGAAAAGTGCGGCGGGCATTGGGTCGAATCGGATAAGATAAATTTCATGGAAAAAGGAAAATGGATTCCGACTGCAATCCCAAGAGAGCCCAATTATCGCTCCTATCACATATCGGCGCTGTACTCCATGACGACCAGCTGGGAGCAAATCTGCAAAGAATTCTTACAAGCGAAGGATGAGCCGGCCAAGTTGCGGGTATGGATTAACACGGCTCTCGGTGAAACCTGGGTTGAAAAGGGAGAAGCGCCGCGACCTGACATAATCAGGAATAGAGCAGAATTTTATGAGATTAATTCGTTACCTGCAAATGCACGGCCGCTGGTCGTAACAATCGGTGCCGATGTGCAGGATAACCGGATAGAGGCGGAAGTTGTCGCATGGGGCAGAGGCGCGGAGAGCTGGAGCATAGAATATTTCCGTTTCTATTGCGACGACGGCGATGGTGGAACGGCAAATCCGGAATCGAAAGCATGGAGCGAATTTATGAATTGCGTCTATGCGAAACATGCGGGCCTGCTCGCTACGAAAATATTGATTGATGAGGGTGGCGGCCATGAAGGACGGACAACAATCGTAAGATCGTTTTGCGAGAAATTTGATTATCAAAAAGTACAGCCGGTAAAGGGCGCATCGTTTACCTGGATCAACAGCAAGGAGAATGTATCCGTATTCAGGCGCAGAATATCTCTCGGGTTTTCGGTTGAAACAATTGCGTTGAATGTCGATCTGATGAAAGAGACGATTTATAATCATCTCAATCGCGGAACCGCAAGCGGGCAACCGCCGGAAAAACCATTCGATGGGTATTGTCACTTTCCAAAGGAATATGACAAAAACCATTATGATGAGCTCGCATCCGAGGAGCGTTATATCGATTATACGTCGGCAGGAGACCGGGTTGTCCGCTGGAGACAGATTTATATCCGCAACCATGTACTCGATTGTCGCAGTTATGCGCTCGGAGCTTTGTATGTGGTTTTCGACGAAGCAAAAAAAGAATACAAAGCCGAAAAGGGCAAAGATGCAGAATATGGCTGGCCCGATTTCTGGATCCAGGCGGAGCAAATAGCGAAAATGCGATCAGGAGAATTGAAAAAATAGCTTGACAAAAAATTAAATAGTCTATAGTTTCAAATTAACTTGAAGCCAAACGCCGGATTTTTATTCCGACGTCCCGCCCCGGGGGGTGGCTCCCCCGATAGATGTCGTCCTGAAAAGGGCAGCGATACGCAATTTCTATGCGGAGGCTCTGGATGAGTCTCCGCACCACTGCCGTTATCCAGGCCGAGCTCGATGTGGCATATGCCTCACGGCTGGCCGCGATGAAAGCCCCGTCCTATAAAATTGATACTGGCCAAGGAAGCCAATCCGTTACCCGTGATCTGCGGGCAATCAACGATACGATAGCGATGCTCGAAGCAGAACTGATCGAGGCGCAGGATCCGCGCGGCGGCGTGCTGGCCGCCAGGATGCGGAGGTATTGATGAGTGGTTTCTGGGATTACGATATCATCGGTGGCATCCGCAAATTCTTTGCACGTCCCAAAAAACACGAGCCTGGCTTTGTCCGGGGCATAACTCCTGGTGATGCCCGTTCGCGCATATCCGCTATCTCCGGTTGGTCCTGGAATGGTGGTATTGTTCAGTCCTGGACAGGATCGAAGTATCCGGGAGCCCTGTCTTATCCAGGACTGTGGAGCCTCGATTATACTGCTTTGCGCCGCCGATCGCGCATCGCCTATTGGGAAAGCCTGCAGGCGCGTGCCTTGCTCGGCCGCCTGGTAGATAACGTTGTCGGTCATGGGCTTGTTCTTGAGGCTACACCGGCGTGGGGGCTTGTCAATCCGAAAGCGAGCGAAGATGAGAAGCGGCAATGGACCCGTGATGTCGAGACTCGTTTTCATCTCTGGGCCATGAGCAAAGAGGTCGATGCCTCCGGGAATCAAAATCTTTATCAGCTCACACGATTCGCTTTCCTCAACCAACTCCGCGACGGCGAGATCATCAATATTCTTCGCAGCTCTCCGGATAAAGGGCGCATGAATCCGACCGAGGTCCAATTCGTACAGCCGGAACAGCTTGTAAGCCCGATGAGCGATGAGGCTATACGGGCAACCAAGGCTCGCGGAAATCGCATCGTCGACGGAATCGAAATAACAGCCTCCGGGCGACCGGAAGCCTATTATATCCATGACGATATTATCGGCAGAGACGTGCGCATTCCGGCAATCGGACCGAAATCAAAACGGCGCTTTGTCAACCATGCCCCGATTATCGATATGGTCGGCCAGGTCCGAGGAGTGCCGGTATTGGCTCCTCTTGTACATGAGCTGCAAAAATTAACAGATTACCAGCTTTCGGAAATCGAAGCTGCCGTTGTCAACGCGACCATAGCAGCCTATATCAAGCCCTCGGAGGATAGACCGGCATCGCGGGCTTTCGCGGGGATTGCGCTTCGCAATACCGAAGCCGAAGAAAGCGAAACTACCGCGGCGACAACCACAGGACCGCCGGCGCCTGCATATATCGAGAGGCCAGGACTCCTCATACAGAATCTAAAAGCCGGTGAGGATATTGCGAGTTTCAAAGTTGATCGACCGAACGTCCATTATGAAGAATTTGTCACGGCCGTAAAATCCTCACTCTCCGCAAGCCTCGGCATCCCTATTGAAGTTCTGGATATGAGCTTCAACCAAAATTACTCGGCTTCCCGCGCATCGCTCCTTTTGTTCTGGACGGTCGTTACCAATTGGAGGGCAATTCTCGCCTCTGATTTCCTCACGGTTATTTACGAGGCATGGATGACGGAGGAGGTCAGCGCGGGTCGCATTAAAGCTCCCGGATTCGAACAGCCGGTATTACACGCGGCATGGCTCAATTGCGATTGGGTCGGAGTACCGCATCCGAGCATCGATCCGTCAAAAGAGGCTACCGCAGTCGATACTCGGATCGCAGCCGGACTCACCACACGCGAGCGGGCTGCCCGGGAATACAACGGATCGGAATTTTCCGAGAACGTTGAACGCCTGGCCGTGGAAAATGAGGAGCTCGCAAAGGCAAACAAGTCCGTGGCGAAAAAAGAAGCGGTCCCGGCGCAGATACCGGATTCGGGCGATGATGAAACCGATAGGAATAACGGAAACGGATCTGCCAAGAGCCTGGTCGGGATTTTGGGGGAGTAAATGGAAAACTGGATTACTATCATCCCTATCATAATTCTCTTCATATCAATTATTTTTAATGTGATTCAAAAA